CGTTTTCATTCATTGCCATTATTAAGCCTGACATTCCTATTAATATATATCCTAAGTTAATTATTTTTTGCATTGTTTTGTCCCTTTTAGATACTGTGCAATCGCTTTCAGTATTGTTTTATTGATACTGGTTTCATTCTCTGCTGCTTTGATCCTGAGAGCCTTGTATTGATCTGGTGGAATGTATCTTACTGTGTATGTTTTCATTTCGTTCCTTTGCCCCTTTCGGGGCGTTTGGTTTATGCGTCGTAATTTACAAACACCTCTTTGTTGCATTGAGTGCATTTGTAGATGTCCTCTTTTGCAATTACAGTATTACCGCACTCACACTCAACCCAAAAAGCACCAGTTCCACCGATTACAGTTGCGTCCTTGTCCCTCAGTATGCGACCGTTAACATCACCGTTGGTATTCTTGTCGGTATCTTTAAAAATAATAGGTGCGCTAAAATCAATTTTTTGTTCGCCGTTTAAGTTTGTCATATCGTTTCCCCCTCAGCAGCTTTGATCCTGAGAGCCTTGTATTGATCCGGTGATATGTCTCGTACTGTGTATGATTTCATTTTTGCCTCGGCTAATTAATTCTTTCGTATCCAATTGATTCCCATGATGCTACAGTCTTCATTTGTGAAAAGTTGTCTTTACATTCTTCCAAAAGATTGTTTAAAAATTTAGTGGATTCTTTCTCTGTTGTAAAGTAATGAGGTTTTGTGGTTGGGCCTTCAAACTGAACAACCACAAAAGGACTACCGTTTAGTGGGCTTATTCCCTGTACTATTGAAAGAATTTTTTCCATTTTTGTCTCCAATTTTTTATGTGTGTTTGTTTTCATGGTTACAGTGTACACATTGATATCATTGATGTCAAGGGTAAAATGTATTTTATTTTAAAAAAGTTTTAATAGTATTAAATCCTCTGTACGTTGTACTCGGAACTTTCGTTTTTGGAGTAAGTCTTGCAATCTCAGGAACCCATGTTTTTTCGAATATTTTTTTTGGTACTATCTTTTCAACATAACAACCAAATTTATCATAAACCCATTTCTTGTTTATTGAAAATTGTTTAGGATCACCAAACTTGTTAAACGCGCCTTTAACGTCGATTTGTATTATTTTGGTATGCCTGTACTTAGAATTTATAAAAACGTCATTTAGCATATTCCCGTTAAGCCAGAACTCAAAATCAAGAGTGTATTTATGGGGTCGGAATAAAACTTTCTCCATATCTTTTAATTTTGTCTTTAATTGCTTCTGATATTTTTCAACAATCCGGTCACTGAGCAAAAATGATTTTTCTTGATATCTTATACAATCAAGCAAGTTAGCTTTTTCAGCTTCTTTCAGCCAGCACCAAATTTCAAGTTCTTCATCAGAGTCAAAATCTTGTCTTGTTTTTCCAAAATATAATCCGGTATATTTACTTTTCATTATATTCCTTTTGTAAATTTGATGTCATTTCAAATAAAAAGTCTTTGGTTTTTTGTTTATCCTTCAATTTCCAGAATGTTACTTCTCCTGTTAAGTGTACTTCGTGGTGACAAGCAAAACAAAGAGGTATTGTATCAAAATCTGTTGGTTTCATGCCGACACCAGCACCACCCAACATTCTAACGTGGTGTGGTATAATTTGCCCGAACCCATGGCAGTTCGGATTGCTGCATGGTTTTGTTCTGATGTATTCAAGATATTTCATCTTCTATACCTTAAAATTTCGTCAAGTCTAAGCCACGCATGTCTGGGTTTGTAAGCGATACGCCGTGTTCAATGCGCCAATATTTATAAAATTCATTCAAGCTTTTAACCCGCCCTTTCCTTGTCAAATCATTCGTTCTAATTCTTCTTTCAGAAAATTCTTTGCACAATTCAGAAAAGTTATCATTGTTCCTGTATGTTTCCACGAACCAATTATAAATGCCGGCAAATATTTCGTCTTCTTCTATAAGTATCGGTCTTACAAATTGCCATTTAGCGGATATGTGGACATCGTTTTGTATGATATGCCTGCCTAATCCTGAGTTTCCGACTTCGCCGCACCAAAGAAACCATAATTGTTGTTGTTTATATGTTGCCGATTTATCAACTTTCTTAAACACAACTTCTTGCTTCCCATCCAAAGCAGTTTCATTTATACGGGTCCTGCAATATGTTTTATCTAATTCTGATTTTATTATAATTGTTTTCATCCTGATGTTCCACTATTACAAACAAACTCAATCTTATTAGCATCCTGTAACTCTTCAACAACTTGATTATGAGGCCACCACTGCCCAATTTCTGCAACCCTTTGAATAAATTGTTCTAAATTTTCAGTCCTGGTATCGTCTGAATCACACCAATATTCTGATAATTGGTCTATAAGTTCATTTGGTAATACATTTTTAGGTTTGAAATTTAATACATCCATTATTCCTCCAGTAGCATTGTTTTATTATTTTTCTGGTTTGAAGTAATAATCAAGGTGACTTTCCAAAACATCGAAGTCACTAAGCTCCAAATCAGCACACTGGTGACAAAGAGTTGGGGTGTCATAATCTTGGCTTTCCCATAATTTGTCTGATGCATCAATAAACTGTTCTGGTGTGTCTATCTCAACGTCACCAATGTAAAAGCTTGCATTAGTGGTAATGTATACTGGTACTTTCATCGTCACTCCTTTTTTAAAAATAATGTCGTAAATCACTGGCTAAGAGCCCGTCCGCAATCGCAACAATATTTATGACTCGGGTGATTTATTTTGGTGTAATTACAATAATAACTGCAAGGCTCTTTGTCCACGTGCATTGCAGTATTGGACGGCTGGTCATCAAGGGGGCAAAACTTTGGGAACCTTAACAGAGTGTCCGGTAATATTTCCTGAGAAAAACCGCACCATTGCTTTCCAATATTTCCACCTGTCCTGATAATGTTACGTTCAGGACACGTTAAACAACTTGCTACATAGATAATTTTATTCATAGTCCGCTCCAATATTAAGTTCTACGGCTCGCCCGTAGCAACGGTTTTATTATATTAATTGTTTTAGGTTTTCTGCTAGTATTATTTTTTTAAAATCTCAACAAACTAACAAGCTTTTTTAGTTGCTCAATGATTATTTTATATCTATCAATCTCAATTTTTAGTTTTGTTATTTCTTCGTGCATTTCTTTTTTTGTCATTTTAAACATCTCCATATTTAATTATATTATTAAAGTTAAAACAGCCTTTTTTAATATCAAATTTCGTTGTGAAATCACTTCCAGGTATTCCATTCCGGCACTTTGCCATTATGATTTCTGTAAAAGACTTATCGTGTTTTTCACCTGCGTTATTTTTTAATCCGTAAACCCCTGGTCTATAGATGAATAAGATCACATCCCCGTCCTCTTCTATCGCCCCAGTCTGCTTGAGATATATCATTTGTGGACGTTTTGTTGCTGTTTCTTCAACCTTTCTACCCAACTGACACAACACAACTAATGGTATTCTTAATTCCTTCTTTAACTCTGCTAATCTGTTACTATTCTTTGTATAACCTTGAAATTCAGATAGGCTTTTAGCGTATGATATTTTAGATAACTGATCTATAAAAATAATCTTACACCCATCTTTTTTCATTCTTCTACATCTTCTTACCACATCTTCAATACTCGATTTTGAATCATTCATTTGTATTGGCAATGTTGATAAAGTATCTGCTGCCATATCTATTTTTGAAAAATCTTCCCTTGTTAATTTGCCAGGGTTATAAAAAGTTAAAGAGTTAATCCCTGTCTCTGCCGACATCATCCTGTCCGTTAATTCTTCCTTGTCCATTTCAATTGACAACACACCAACTTTTATATTTTGCAATCCTATATGTTTAACCATTGCAAGCATTAGTGCGGTTTTCCCCTGCCCAGGTCTTGCAGAAATATAAATTAATCTTGATCCTGATACAAACATTCTGTTTTCTATACCAACCAAGCCAAGATTTATCCCAATTTTGTTTTTTGATTTCTGGCTTTTATCTATCCGGTTAACAGTATCCATCATTAACTTTTCAGAATCATAAAATTTATCTCTTGCTCCTGTTGGCTCAACTGACATTATTTGCTCTTGTGCATATTCAATAATTTTATCCGGTGCGTCTGATTGTTTACATTTATCAAGAATATTCATACAGGATATCATCAAGTCTCTTGCTTTTGAATAGTCTCTAACTTTCTTGGAATATTCAAAAGGATTTAATGCTACCTCAGAATTATCAGCAATATTTGTAAGGTGTTTACCTATTTTATCATCAAGATACCCCCTTGATTCTAATACAGCACCAAGCATGGGTAATTCAATCGGGTCTTTTCTGGCTTTTAATACCAGCATTGCACCAAATATTTTCTGGTTCATTGAATTGTAAAAATCAATAGGGTCTAAATCTATTATTTTGTGTATATTGTCAGGCATTAAAATTATAGATGCCAGCAAATGGTCTTCTATGTCTGTATTGTGAGGTAAAATCATAATCTCCTTAAAATGTCTTTTTAAATATTAAGACGTTTTGGTGTATTTTTACAAGCTTTTTACTTTTCATATTCCCCGATGCTCTCATACTTGCACTTGCTATCATATTTAGTAAAATAGCTTCGTTATAAAAAGACATACCACACTCTTTAAAAGCATTTATAGTATCTGGGACAAAACCTATAAAATTACCCTTTTTATCTCTTACCTCCCCAACAACGAAACAAGCATACCCCCCAGATTTTAATAAAGAACATGATTTTCTTATAATCTTTGTATATGATTCTAAGAAAGAATGATAATCCATATTAGAGATATCCCCATCCAAATCACTATATACCTCAAGATTTGCGTATGGAGGGCAACTAAAGACAAAATCAAATTTATTCAACCATTTATCTTTTAATATTTCGTTAGAATCACCAACATACCAAGATGGTTGGTTATTTATATCTAATATGTCGAGGGCTTGATCTCTATTGCTATCAATTTGTTCTTGCCTTATATCTACACCAGTATATTTAAAACCAAGATAATTTGCTACTATACCACGCACAGAACCACCAGAAAAAGGGTCAAGTATACTCCCACCATCAGGACAAAACCAATGATATAATACTTCGCATAAAGCAGGATCAAATATTGAAACATATTTTGCAGAATTTTTATCTCTTTTTGTGGTGTCCATATTTATTACCACAGAATCTCTGCCTATTTCGCTTTTCATCCCAAGTCTTGCCCATTGCCTTTTTCTGCCTTGCCAAGATCTGCTTTTTGTATCCAATATAGAGAATGGTGGCTCTTTGAATTTGCTTCTCAATAAAGGATTTTCAATTATTTCATCTCCAAAAATATCTATATTATTCATATCCCATATTCCTTATTCTCTTGATCTATTTCAGATTGAGATTTTATTTTAATTTCACAATTGCCGTTTATTGGTTCAAGTTCATCTTCCCATCTTCTTTGATTTAGCCAAGTTGTAAAATGTGGTATGTATTTTTCATTCTCCCATTGTTCAGATTTGCTTTGTATTTTAATTGAATCAAGAATTATTTGTAAAGATGGTATTGGTTCTTTTATCTTTTTGTATATTTGGAACCCTTTTGATTTTCCTATTTTTCTTGGATATGCTTTCCAGATTGTTTCAAAATCTTCTGTATATATTTCTTTTCTTTTGTTCTTATGTTCTTGTTTGTGGTTACTTGTTGGTTGTCTGTTGGTTACATGCTGGTTAGATTGCTGGTTGATTACTGATTCTTTGTTCTGGTAAGTGTCCCAATTTATTATAGTTATTATGCTAAATTTGTTGGTTGTTTTGATGGTTAGATTTTTACACTTTTTTAAAAAAGATAAACAAGTCCTGATTTTCTGTTCTGACAACCATGTTTCTTCAGCAGCTTTTTTACGCCCAAAGATAAACTGTCCAGGTTGTAATATTATTTCTTGGAATCCAACCACTTGCTTATAATCCTTTTTATGGTTTGCTTTCATTAAACAATATGTCCAGAATATCCACACATTGTGATTCTTAATTAATCCAGTATCTATGGATTTTCGCCATAGCTTAACCCACCCGTCAACCATTTTAAACCTCTTTGGATGGTTCTCTTATTGCTGTCTTTGGAATACCTATTTCAGCCAGCTTCCGAACATAAAAAGGGCTTATAACAGAGTTTCCAGTTATCCAATTAGAAACAGTGATCTCACTTGTACCTATTTTTTTTGCGACATCTTTCTGAGTCATACCTATAAGCCTAATTTCTTTAGCCAACAACTTTTCTTTTTTCAATTTAAATCTCCTTTTATTATAATGATCCTTCCACTTGAATCATATAGTACCTTAATATTGCATGAATGTCAAACTATTTTTATTTGTACTTGACTTTAACTTTCATTGTGATATTATTTAGACACTCAAGCAAGAAACAAGGTCACTGATTGAGTTCAAACCGGCAACAAGCTTGATGATGATTTCATATTACCTGATCTGTCAGACCACGAATGTTTGTGCGAGGAAGATGTGTTGGATGAAATCAAAGCATTTTATAAGAGTTTGGAGGATAATTAAAATGGAACCACGCTTTGCAATTAAATGCTGTTCTGAATTAATAGCTTTGACAATACCAGAAATGGAAAAGGTTGAAGTTGAAATTAGGTCATTATTGATGGAGAGGGCATATATTCAGACCCATCCAGAAAAATATGATTCAAAATTGCACGTTGGAATATTTGCACCGGAAGAAATCAAAAACCTTTCACAAGGTATGAGGATAGAATAATGGATAATTTAATTTACTGGAATAAAGTCTCAACACCACCACCAAATATGTTAAAAACAATAAAAGCTGGTCGGTTAAAAGGTATGTCTGATATAAAACCACAGTGGAGATACCATATTATGACAGAAGTTTTTGGGCCGTGTGGTATTGGTTGGAAATACACTGTTACAAATAAATGGACTGAAAATGGTTCTGATAATCAAATTTTTGCATTTGCAGATATTGAGCTATATTTTTTACACGCTGGTGTTTGGTCTGAACCAATTCCGGGTCATGGTGGTAGTATGTTAGTCGCAAAAGAATCAAAAGGACCACATTCAAGTGATGAGGCTTTTAAAATGGCGATAACTGATGCACTTAGTACGGCAATGAAATTAATTGGTGTTGCATCTGATATTTATATGGGTAATTGGGATGGAACTAAATATATAAACAAGCCACCAGCTCCGCAAAAAGAAATAACAATAGGTGAAGAAAACGTTGCTTGGTTGGTTGGTTTCTGCAAAAGAAATAAAATAATAGATCCATCAACTAAAAAAGAGTTCCAATCTCATTATCAATTCAACCCATACGTTACTACTGAAAAAGAATTTGGAGAGATAAGAAAGCAAATCGAGTCAGAATACAATGAGGCTTAAAATGATATATGACTTCAGCCAATATAGCCCAGAATGGTGGAAAATAAGAGAACAGAGGTTAACAGGCTCCCATGCTCAAGCTATTGGTGTTAACGGTAAAGGATTGAAAACATATACCCGTAAAATAATGTCAGAGTATTATTCTTCTGCTCAAATTGAAACATACTCAAACGATGATATGCGAAGAGGTCTTGAGCGTGAAGACAAAGCGGCAAGTGAATATAGTATTGAACACATGACAGTATTAAAAAAGGTCGGATTTGTTACGAGAGGGGATCATGTTGGAGTCAGCCCTGACAGACTTGCAGATGAAAATGGCTTGGTGGAAATAAAATGTCCTAAAGACTCAACATACCTTGATTTATTATTGGATAAAAAGATAGACACGAAATATATATGGCAAATGCAAATGCAGCTACTTATATGCGAGAAAGATTGGTGCGACTATGTTGTGTATAACCCAAACTTTGAAACACGCTTATTTGTGCAAAGAATCGAACCAGATGCTAAAAAGTTCAAGGCTTTGGAAGAAGGGATTGAGTCAGGAATTAAAATGATAAAAGATATAGAAGAAAGGATGGCATTATGAAAAAAGAAATAGAAATAGACACAACACCATACGAATTAGCTGAAAGGAAATCGCATGATCACATTAAATGAAACAACCAAAACAAAAACAATCGAGATTGACGGATTTGAGTTAGATATTGACATAACTTTTGAATTTACAATATCAAAAGGCTACCCGGCAACATGGGACGAACCAGGGGTTGATGAAGAAATCGAGATTATCTTGAATGAATCAAGAACAATCGAAAGCATTATAAAAGAATGTTCTGATCTGGTTGATATTGAGAAAGAAGGTATAGTAATTGATTTTGGCAATGTTTTAGACGATATACAGCAACTTCTTGATACAGATGATATCCTACATCAAGAACTGTACGAAGATGCAAGGAACGACTATTTAAGCGACTATGGCGATTATCTTTATGAACAGAAAAAAGATAGAGAAATGGAGGAAACATGGGGAAATTAACAGATAAAGAAAGGCAGATTGCAACAAACGCAATAGGCCCACGGTTCGCAATCCAAGTCGGGCCTAGCAAGTCAAGTCTTACAATAAAAGAAATGAATCAAACAGTTATGGAAATAATGTCTTTTAATATTGAGAGGTCATACATACAAGACAATCCTGAAAAATATGATTATTATTTACATCGTAAAATGTTTACACCGGAAGAAATACTCAATATAAAAAGGACTACAATATGAATCAAAAAGCAATATTTGAAGGTCTAAAAGAGTTCGACCAAAACCAAGTTTCTATATACATAGCATATCTTGTAAGGCTTGAAACTGAAAAGAAAAAAGAAGGCCAAAATTTGGTCGTTAAAAACCCTTGGATGAAACATAAATCTGATACTGATCTTATGAGATTTTTTAAAATGGTTGCTATGGACGGGCTTATCTTCGACGGGATTGAAATCACATTGCAGAAGACAGGGATTTCATATAGCTATCAGGCATTCAAAAATAAAATGTTTCTGGCATATCCTGAAAGCGTTATAGATGTCAGTCTTGTTTATGATTCAGACGAATTTAATTTTAGTAAAGTTTCGGGCCATGTAGAATACACTCATAAGATCGGAAACCCGTTTTCTCAAGATATTAAGGGAATGACCGGGGCATATTGTGTTATTAAGAACAAGAGGGGTGAGTTTTTAACGCTTTTATCTGCTACAGACATAGAGAAGCATAGGAAAGTGGCTAAAACAGATTATATATGGCAAAAATGGCCTAAAGAAATGGCTTTGAAAACTATTATCAAAAAAGCATGCAAATCTCATTTCAAAGATATTTACCAAAATATTGAAACTATTGATAATGAAAACTATGATATTGATCAATCATTTGATATTGAGATTGAACACAAGGCAGCTATTGAAAACATAAAAACCGTTGAAGAATTGGAAAAGTTTTGGAAAAAGAACCTATCAAAATCTGATAGCAAAAAAGATTTTAACAAGTTAGTTTCTTCCAGAAAAGAAGAATTAACAAAAGAGGCTGAAAATGCAGATTCATAATTTTAAACAATACAGTCCTGAGTGGTGGAAAATAAGAGAGAAAAGATTGACTGCTTCTCATGGAACCGCAATTGCTTCAAACGGGGCAGGGTTAAAAACTTATGTTCTCGATATTATGCGCCCACTGTATTCTTCTATTATAGAAGAACCATACACAAATAAAACGCTTGAGCGTGGACTTGAGTTAGAAGATTCAGCAGCTATGGTTTATAGTTTTGAAACCGGGAATAGCACAAAAAAGGTGGGATTTGTGACATCAGGTATTTATATTGGAGTTTCACCGGATATTTTAGTAAACGAAAATGGTCTTGGAGAAATCAAATGCCCAGAAGATAAAGCTTATTTTAGATATCTTCATGATAAAAAAATTGATACTGGTCATGAATGGCAAATGCAGATGCAGATGCTTGTATGTAAAAAAGAATGGTGCGAGTACATTGTTTATAATCCAAACTTTGACCAAGAAATTATAATCACAAGGGTGCTGCCTGATAAAAAGAAGATAGCTAAACTTGAGGCCGGTATTGAATCAGGAATTAAAATGATAAAAGATATAGAAGAAAAAATGAAATCATAACCCCACCATAATAAAGGAGAACAAAGATGAATATCACAATAGGAAAATATAAACTATCATCAAGCTCAAATGAGGAGATTATAAAATGAATATTACGATTTTAGCAGGAAACATAGGCAAGAGTCCTGAAATTCGCTATACACAAGCAGGAATGGCAGTATGCAACTTTTCTCTTGCTACAAATAAAAAAGTTAAAGGCGAAAAAGAAACACAATGGCACAGGATAGTATCATTCGGTAAAACAGCAGAAGCTATTGAAAAATATTGTAATAAAGGCGATGAAATAAAAATCGTTGGCGAAATTAAATATGGCTCATACGAAAAAGATGGTCATACAAATTACACAACTGATATTATTTTAAATCAATTTGAGTTTGGTCAAAAAAAAGCTCAGGAACATAGCTATAAACCTAACCCAGGACAGAGAGAGCAACAACCTATACCAGATGACCAAATTCCGTTTTGATTAATAAAACCGTTGCTACGGACAAGCCGTAGAACTTAATATTATTTCCGTATTTTAAAAATAATACTAATAAACTCGCCCCATAAGTAAGTTGCAACCCACCAACTTCTGGCTCGTATCCACCGGCATTCTAATTTTAAAATATCGGATAAAATCGTGCTTGCTTGGAAGTTGGTACAGGTTGAACCATCCACAAACATTTTTGTCTTTTTAAGCTTATCATGGATAATCCACGCCTTTGACACAGAAACAAAAGCATATTTCTTTGTGTCGAAAACTTCTATAGGCCCTGATATGTCAATTGCAAAAGTTGCACCGTCGGATTGAAAGTGTGGCTCAACATGAACCCATTTGGCATATCTCGCAGAATAATACCGTATCTGATCTTGAATTATATACATATTAATACCTATTGGCTTATAACATTTATTCAACGATACTACTTAAAATATTGCCTAACTCTCCAGAGACAGTTAAACAAATAATCAACGTCACAATAACAATCGACAACGTGATATATGCCGTCATTCTGCCCTTAACAGATACAGGCAACAAAGATTTTAAATAT